TAAATACCTTTACAGTTACTCCACCTGTTATATCAAATGCACAAGGTGTTGCCTCAGGAACTATAAGTGTTGATGGTGCTATTACTGCTGGTGCAATTACTTGCACAATAGATGGTATGGCTACAAGCACGAGTGATATTTTAAAAGCTGGAGATTACTTTAGATTTACAGGACAAGATAAAGTTTATATGGCAGTAGAAGATTTAGATTCAGATGGTTCAGGTGAAGGAACTCTTACTTTTGAACCACCATTGAGAACAAATGTAGCTAATAATATTGCTTTAGTTTATGACAATGTTGATTTTACTGTAAGACTTTCAAATGACATTCAAGAATATTCCATTGTAACTAATAATCTTTATAAGTATCAGATAGACTTAATAGAAAATCTATAGTGAAAAAGTATAAGATAACTCACAAAATAAATGCCGATTTTGTTGCCGAAATTATTGTTAATGAAGATGACATAGATACGCAAACCAATGATCTTAAAGAATACAAGAAACCTAATAGCAAATTCGAATATACTATGTTAAAAGGTACAGAAAGCCTAACTCAAACAATTTACGAAGAATATGACGAGAACACTAACAACAGCATTAAAGAATGAACTTGCAACAGATAGTTTACAACCTATTACACTTGTTTATATAAATGTAGGTACAGGGTTTAGATTTACCGATCATTACAAAGATATTACATACGACTCTAATACTTATTCAGCATCTTCACTATTTACCAAATTAACAAGTGTTACAGAATCTTCAGAAGTAGAAGTTAGTAATATTACTTTATCTTTTTCAGGTGCAGATCAAACAATTATATCTCTGTTTTTATCTAATAGTTATATGGAGAAAGAAGCAGAAGTTTATAAAGGGTTATTAAATACTAGCGAAGCTGTTATTGCAGACCCATTTCTTTTATTTAAAGGTAGAATAGAATCTTTTAGTATTGATGAAAGTATCAATCAATCTAATGCAAATATAGTTGTTGCTTCTCATTGGTCAGACTTTAGTAAAATAGAAGGTAGAAAAACAAACACAGGCTCACAACAAATACATTTTTCAACTGATAAAGGTTTTGAATTAGCTTCACAAACAGTACAAGATATTAAATGGGGTAGAGCATAATGCAAGATGTAATTAACCTATTTAAAAAATTTGATCGTTATAAAGAAAAACCAGATAGTCAATTACAATATTATCTATCACCATCAATCAAACTTAATCAATTTAAGAAATTTTATGACAATAACGAATTAGTTGGCTTTGTTAATTGGGCTTATGTACATGACATTGTAGAAAAAAGATTCAAGCAAACAGGAAAGATCAAACCTTCTGAATGGAAGTCAGGTAATAATATTTGGCTAATAGAGATTGTATCTATTAAAAATACATTTAAAATGATGCGTTGGGTTTATAATTATTTTAGAAAACAATTAAAGGTAGATAGTTCTATTAATTGGCTAAGAGTAGATAGTGATATTTATAGAATAGGTCAAAAGTTTAAAAGGAGTTATCACTAATGGGTGGTATAGTTGAAGCAATTGTTAATGTTGTAACAAGTTTTATTGGTTGGTTAATTCCTATTCCTGATATTCCTGAGTTTGATACACCAGAAGAAGAACGAGGTGTATTAATTAATAAGCAATCTAACAATGCACAAATCCCTATTGTATATGGCAGACGACAAGTTGGAATTACCAGAGTATTTGTAGAATCATCAGGAACAGATAATCAATATCTATATATGGCAGGTGTTCTTTGTGAAGGAGAGATTGAAGAAGTAGAACAAATATTTATAGACGATAAACAAGTTATCTTTGATGGCGACTTAGATCATGGAACAACAAGAGAAGTTTCAGGTGGAGATGCTAATTTTTATAAAAGTGGTTCACTAATACAAGTTCAAGCATTCAATGGAACTGATACACAAGTTGCATCATCAATATTAACCAACTCTACTAATTGGACATCAGACCATAAATTAAGTGGTGTATCTTATGTTGCTTTTAGATTTAAATGGAATCAAGATGTATTTAGTTCAATTCCACAAGTAAGAGTAACATTAAAAGGTAAAAAGGTTTTTGACCCTAGAGATTCTTCAACTTCATGGACACCAAACTCTGCATTAGTATTATTAGATTATTTAAGAAATAGTAGATATGGAAAAGGATTACCAGATAGTGCTTTTGAATCTGATTTTGCTTCTTTTAAAACTTCTGCAACTGACGCAGATAGTATAATCCAACCTAGAACAGAAGTATTTTCATCTATAGCTGGTTTAAAACAACAATTATTTAATGGCTATTATAATGACAATCCTAATTTTTTTGTAAATAAATCTCCAAAATCAGAAAGTCAAGAAACATCTATTAGTGGTGTAACCACTAGCCCTTATCATTCAAGAAGATATTACGGATATTTTACAGCACCAAGTTCAGCTAGTTTTAATTTTCAAACTGATTCAGACGATTCATCTGTAGTTTATATTGGAGATGCTAGTCAAACTGTAGATAATTTATTTAAAGAAGTTGAACGTAATAGAGATAGTAAATTAGTTGTGAATAATAGAGGTTGGCATGGAAATGCAGGTGCAGAAGGAAGTAAAACTTTAGTAAGTGGTTCTGTATATCCTATAATTATTTATTATGGAAATGCACCTACTAACAGTAATTTATCTTTTTTCTGGAGAGTAAGTGGTGGAACTTATAGTACAACTTTATCTAATAATTTTTCAAATGGAAGTTATGTAAGTGATGTTGTTCCAGCTATTATTAAATTTGAATCTAATGCAGTAATTGACACAAACCAAAAAGTAATTGAGAATGTAAAAAAACTTTTAAACCCAATGAGATCATTGTTCACTTATAATAATGGTGTCTATAAACTTAAAATTGAAGGAACAGGCTCATCAGTAAAAACTATAACCTCAAATCATGTAGTTGGTGGTGCTAAAGTATTAGGAGAAAGAAAAAATAATAAATACAATAGAGTTATTGGAACATATGTTAATCCATTTAAGAATTGGCAGAATGATACAGTTTCTTTTCCACCAACAGACGATAGCAATGTTGTAACAGAATTTAAACACGCAACTATGCTTTCAGCAGATAATAATACTTTGTTAGAGGGTAATTTTGCATTTCCTAATGTAACTAACTCTTATAATGCAGAGGCTCTTTGTGAAGTTATTTTAAGAAGATCAAGAAACCAATTACAAATACAATTAACTTTAACATCAGAATTTTTAGAATTAGAGATTGGAGATATTGTTGCAATCACATATCCTAGTGGTGGATTTAATGCCAAACCTTTTAGAGTATTAGGTATTGAGATTAATGAAGATTTAACAGTTAATGTTCAGTTGTTTGAACACCAAGATAACTTTTATGATTTTAATACTAAAAATCCTATTGCTACAATTCCTGATACTACCTTACCTAATCCAAACTCTGTTCAAAAACCAGCTATAGCAGTTATAGATGAATTGTTTGAATTATTTGATGGTTCAGTAGTTTCTAAAATAATTGTTAATATTACAAATACAGATGCTTTTGTAGATGAGTTTGAAGTTGAATATAAAGAATCTACTTCTAGTGATTACAGATTAATGCGTAGAGGTTCAAATAAAATTGTAGAAAAATATCCTGTTAAAGAGGGTACAATTTATGACATTAGATGTAGAGCAATAAATTCTACTGGTGTTAAAAGTACATACGCAACAACTCAACATGAAGTCAACTCTGCTTTTGAACCACCTAATGATGTTGCTAATTATTCAATAGATGTAATCGGAGATAAACTTCACCATACGTTTGACCCTGTAACTAACCTTGATCTTGATTTTTATGAAATAAGATTTACTTCAAACACAAGTGAATCAGCTTATGCAAATACAACTGTATTAGTTCCAAGAATAGGGCGACCAGCAACAAGTGTTACAACACCATTTATAGGTACAGGAAAATATTTTATAAAAGCAGTAGATAAATTTGGTATAAGATCAACTAACTTTGCAAGTCAAGTTATATCAGCACAAGTATTATCTGAAACAATAGAACCAGTACAAACATTAACAGAACACTCTACATTTACAGGAACTAAATCTAATGTAGTTGCAGTAGATAATAAATTACAATTAGATACTTCAATAAACTTTGATAGTCATACTGGAAATTTTGATGATGGTCTAGGGTTCTTTGATGGAGGTGGTGGTAACATTATTTCATCAGGTACTTATGCTTTTGCAAATGCTTTTGATTTTAATTCTGTTTTAAAATTCAATGTTCTTATAAATTCATTAATTGTTAATAATATAAACTTTGTAGATAACTTTGATTCAGTTTCAGGATTATTTGATGTAAGACAAGGATTGTTTGATGGTGGAGCAAATGCGTCAGTTGATACAAATGCTATTCTTCAAGTATCAACTTCACAAGATGCCTCAACTTATACTTCATTCCAAGATTTTAAAGCTGGAGATTATGTTGCAAGAGCAGTTAAATTTAGAGTTAAATTAACATCTAATAACACACAAGAAAGCCCACAAATTTCAGCACTAGCACTTAAATTATCTTTACCTATTAGAACAGAAAAAGGTAGTAATGTTTCTAGTACAACAAGTACATCAGGTAAGACTATTACTTTTGGCTCAGAATATTATCAAACTCCATCATTAACTGTGATTGGTCAGAATATGGCAACAGGAGATTTCTTTACAATTACCTCTAAAGGAACTGCATCTTTCATAGTTGAATTTTTTAACAGTTCTGGTAGTACTGTTGATAGAACTTTTGATTTTCAAGCAATCGGAATTGGACAAAAACAATAAAAATGATATAAGATTAATTTTATGGCACAACACGATTATATAATTTCAAATCAAACATTCCCAAATACTAGAGCAGATATTAATAATGCTCTTTTAGCAATTTCAAGTAATAACTCAGGAACATCAGCACCTACTACTCAGTATGCTGGTCAATTCTGGTTAGATACAAACACTCCATCAAGTACAACATGGACTTTGTATATCCATGATGGTACAAATGATATTCAATTTGCACAAATAGATACATCAGCAAATACAGTTAATTTTATAGATTCAGCTTTAGCAGATAATGTTGTTATTAGTACATCAGGTGCAGTTTCAACAACAGGTGCTTTTTCTGCAAATGGCACAATAAAATTAGATGGTAACTATCCAACAGGTACAGAAAACACAGCTTTAGGAGATAATGCTTTAGATAGTCTTGCATCTGGTGGTTCTTACAATGTAGGTATTGGTAAAAATTCAGG